CATAACTTCTTGAACTTCATCTCCACGATTCCATGCAGAAGGTTTTGCAATTCTTTCAGAACTAGCAAAAGATCCACGGCTACCATAATGGAAGTCAAGAATTCCATTCATAAAATCTTTACCGCCTGGCATACCATGAACACCAGCGCGACGCATAGTTAATTCGTCAAGGCTTTTCTTTAATGCAATTCTTTGTTGTTGAGTAGCTGTTTTAAAATGCTCTGTAAACATATGAGCAAGTCTTTTATCATCTAATGCTAAATAAGCTTGTTCACGTACAACATCAAGGGTTTCAATAACCTTGTCATCATCAACAAAAATAGATTTGTTTCCAGGATGTAAAGAAGTTTGACGCTCTATAAATTTGCGTAAACCTTTACCTGCGGTTGTTTTGATTACTTTATCAATATCTGTGTAATCAAAATTACCAGTGCGATCTAAACCAGCCTTGTACATATCGTCAAGTAGTTTTTCCGCACCAACTTTATCTAGTTCGTCGAAGTCTACTTTACCAGTAAAAAATTCTCTAACTTTTTGTTTTGCACCTAAAGTAAACTCACGAGTAGAACGTGCAAACGCTGCACCTTCTCTAGAAAAAGAAATGCCAGCAACTTTACCATGTATTAAATTAGCAAAGTTTTGTGGATTTTCATCTGTAAATTGACTCTTAAATGTGTCAAAGTCTATTACGCCACTTTCAGCCCAAAGATCAATTTCTTTATCAGTACCATGCTCTGCATACTTTCTAGAAATTCTTTCCTTAATCTGACCAGCTTTAATTGAATCGCCAGAGTCAACTGCTTTTTTGTAGCTACCAATTTCTTCTGCGTATCCAGTAAAGTAACGAGCAACTTCTGGTCTAGCAAAGTGTTCTACAACATCTCTACTTGTTTTAAGTGCTTTACTAATTTTACCAGCTTTACCAACAGTAACAATACCAGCACTTAAATAAGTTAATGGATCAGCAAAAATTTGAAATGCAAGATCAATACTTCCAGAACCAAATCTAAACCAATCTGGATGTTCTTCGGCATCAATACCAAAACTTTTGTTTACCCAGCGAGCGACATTGCGCCCAGGAGACAAACGTGCGCGATCAAATTCATCCATAATGGATGCCATCTCATCTGGTTCATTAAATACTTTATCAATTGCACCGAGGATCTCCGCATCATTTGGACCCCAAGCATCAATAATTTCACCAGGAGTTTTACCAGCAAGTAAATGCATTGCAGCAAAGCCAACAGCCTTGCCATGTTTTTGAACTAATGACTCTGCAAGTTCGTTATCGTAATTAAAGTCTCCATCAAAAGATGCTTCAAAATTTGAACGAGTCCAAAAATCTTCACGATTAATTACTGCCTGCTGTGCCATTGAGTAAGGAGTATTAAAAGCTTTCACGTACTGTTCGGCACCAGCAAATAAAAATCTAAAAGGAGACTTAAAAACATCTCCAACACTTAAACCATTGTCAAGACCAAGTAGTTTTCTTTTTACTGGATCTTCAACAAGCATGTTACTTGTAGGCTTGTTTTCATAATCAATATTGTAATACGAACGAAGAACAACTTGTAAGTCTGGATGCAGTTTATTAAAAGATTCTGCAGCTCTTTTGTTATTCATTGCCATTAATTTTTCATGGGTACTTTTAACAGTAGACCAGTTTTCAATTAAGTTGCGTTCTTCACGAGTAAGATTTGTGCGAGCACCTGCAGCAAAAAGAGCAGGGTTAACTTCTGCTACAACAGGATTAAGATTTCTTTTAGCAGCATCAGAAGGTAAGTTGGTTACTTCACCAAACATACTTTCTGGTTGAAAGATGCTTTCTGGTTGCATACTCACTAAACAATACCTCTAGAGTTTAAGTCTTGAAGAATCATTTCAACCTGACCAGTTGGATCATTTTGTGCAAGACGACTTAAAACTTGAGTTGCATTAAAAGAACGGGCAGGAAGATTAAGAACTTCTGGTCCAGGACCAGCACCCATTGGATTACCTGCAGTTACAGCTTCGTCTGGAAATTCAGATGGAGCAAACATTGTAGTTACGTTTGGTTGAACAGCACGTGGTCGCTTAGCCATTGGAGCACCAGACATTAAATCTTCTGTAGCTTTACGATCACCATAAACATTTGGATCACTTGCAGTCATCATGTCTGTACGTTGTGATAGAGCACCTGGACCTGATACTGGTTTAGCTTGAGTCTTAGTGCGAACTGGTCGCTTACCGCCTTGCTGTGCCATAACTAATCCTCTTCTTCTTCTTCAGTAAAATCATTTTCTAATGCATGTTGGATTAATCCAGTTACATGCCATATTGGTGATTTATCATCAAATATTGTGCTTGCCCAATACTGACCATCACCATCAAAGAACTCTGCAGTAACAAAGTACATAGTGCAAAAAGCACCATCTTGATGAAACGTACTACCGTACTCATCAAGTAGGTCTTTTAATTTACTTCTAAATAAAACTAAGCGTTCTTCGTCTGTCATGCTCCACCACTCAGACGGGCTAGAATACTAGCAACATCTGGTGGTGGTCCTGCTGGTTGACCTGCTGGCTGTTCTGCTGCAGGTGCTGGAGCACCCTGTTGCATTTCTTCAGGAGCTTGAGGTTGTTCTGGCATAGCTGGAGCTTCTTTAGCTTCAACTTCTTCCTTCTTAAAAATTTCCATTACTGCATCTTCAATTGCAGTACCCTTCTTCTTCATGTCAATTACCGTAGCAATCTTTTCAATGATTTCTGAAGGGTCAGCTCCATTAGCTGCCATTTGTGGAATAGCTTGAGTTAATGCTCCAATAGAGCCTGCAAGAGCATCGCGCATTCTTTCAACATCAATGCGATCCTTTTCAAGACCAACATTCATGCTCCAAGGTAGTTCGCTCATTACAAATTCACGAGATAACAATCCAGCTTGCAAAGCCTGTAGTGAGAAGATAAGTGCACGTGATGGATCAAGTCCAGCCATAACACCATAACGAACTTGAATGCTGTAATCATTCTTAATGTCTTTAGATGGCTTGTAGCTAATTTCGTATGGCGCACCTTGGTAGACACCTGCCATAGTCTTTTCTTCATCAAATAAAGTTTGATCAATATCAAAGCAAAGTTCTATAACCTTCTGGAATGTTTCAGCAAGAATCTGCTGTCCAGCCTTTACTTGCGAATCAAAGCCACCAAGAAGTGCTTGAACTCCAGAACCTGTAATAATAGACGCATCAATGTTACCTGATCTTCCCTCTGGGTAACGAGCACCCATACGCATTTCTTGCTCAAGTAGCTGTTGCTCCATGAATGCACCATTAGGTAATTCAAGTGCTACACGGCGTACACCAGCAGGATTATTTGTACGGATAACTGAATCAGGACCAAACGCAAATTCAGATACATCGTTAGGTAGAACCAATGGAGCTTGTACAGATTTTTCTGCAGCTTCCATAGCCAACATGCTAAAACGAGCACGGGCAATTTGCGCCCATAGTACGTCATCAAACTGACCACGTGGGTCATCTAGGTCAAGTCCTGGACGACGAGCAACTACAACAGATAGTTTGCCAATTGGGTTCTTAGCTCTGCGAAGGATTAGATCGCCACGCTGTGGCAAAAATAAAACTATTTGATCAGCATCTTCATAGCGCATTAATTCCATATTGGTATCAAGATCGTTTAGATCTCGACCAACATCACCAAGAATTGCGCGTTCGTATTCAGGGAAGTCAACAATTAACTCACGAATTGTTTTAATGTACTTTTTTGTAAAAGAAACACAACGACCAAAGCGATCAAACTCTGGGTAAGAACCCATAGGATTTTCCACGCGAATACGTGGCATCATTGAATCAAAGTCTGCGTCAACAAAGACTGGCAAGAATCCGTAGGTTAAGTACCAGTCAGCACCCGTATACATTTGAGTTTGAAAATTAGAAAACTCAATGTAGTTGTTGGCAATAATGGTTCGCTTGTCAGAGAACTTCTTTGCCTTATCAGAGTTAATATTTGCAGTAGAGCAGTTAAACGAAGGAAGGGGAGCAAGAACTTCAGCAATGTCACGAGCAGCAACATCAACAAAGTTGGCAATCATTGGACGAGACATGCCCTCTGGGAACATATCTGGGTACACGGACTCCATGTTTCCACGACGAACAGCAGTGATATCTGCCATTCTAAAGTCACGCTCAGCGTACCTGCGTGTTAGAGCCAATACCTTATTGGTAACTTGCTCAGTTGATAATGCCATTTAGTTTCCTAGTATAGACCTGACAATGTTTCCATTGCCATCTCGTCAAGGTTTACTACACCCTGCATGGCAACGTTTCTTCTTGTTGCCCACTTGTTATTGGCGTGAGCCGTTCTAAAGTTACTTTGTTGAATTAATTCTTTTGCTCTAATCTCACAGAACCACAGTGCCATGACACAGTCGGTAGGTCCTTTAGTGTCAGCCTTCCAAGTAATTAACTGGTTAACCAAAGCCTTAACATGCTCATTAGAGTTATCGGGAAGCTCAATAAGGTTATCTTTATTAAACTTACCATCTCGCATACTACCAAACAATGAGGACATTGCAGCTACACCGTAGTTAACATCCCACTTATTCTTGCTAGTAAAGTGTTCGCGCAGCGCAGTACCACGGCTTGCAAGCCACATTCGTAGCTGATCATCAAGCGAGAAAGCTTTCTGATAAGCGTTGATTTCAATGCGTAGCTCTTGTGGTTGGTATACCTCTACCCACTCTTTGATTAAGCTATCAATTTTTTGTGGGGTAGATTCAGCCATGTTGTACACATCAAGCACGTATCGCTTGTTAGTCTCTCGGTTGATTGCATAGACAACCATAGCGGTTTTGCCAGACATGGCAGGATCCAGCCCCATAATGACAAACCAAGAACCTTGGGAACTTGGGTGTCCAGGGGCATTGAAGTTAAGTTTACCAACTTTGCGCATACGGTTTACTGAACCATTAACAACAGGAAGTGGAAATATTGCATCTTCCTCTACATCTTGCTGTTGATAAACAAGTGCCCACGTGGAGGGGCTAACCTCGCTACGACGCTCAAACAGTCGCCTACCATCCCACTTTACAAAGTGCCCGTTTTCATCGGGTGTAAGCAATTCTGGATCATCAAACTCGTCAGCCCCATCCAGCGGTCTATCAGACCTAGCCCAAAGTGTCTTCCACTTTTCAGGCTTATCGTCAAACTCAAGTACAGCTGGCATGGCAAGATATGTGAAGGGTGACCTACCGCCAGTCCAGTGCTCTGGATTTCTTATTTCTTTATATAGATCTATAGAGGAAACTCTAGTCCCAGCAATCAGCAGCGTCCCAGTCGAACCCACACGGGTAACGACCATCTTCTGCAACCAGTTGAGTTGCTTCTCCCATTCGTGCGCGTTTGTCGTTGAGACAATATCGTCCATGATGATTAGATCCGCACGAGTACCGTAAATCTGTTGTCCAATACCAAGAGCTTGAACCGTTGGGTCCTTCTCCCCTGACTCTCTTTCGAGATAAATTCTGTCTGCAGTCCATTGGTCTGCCGTCTCCTTGTAGCCCCCTGGGGGACCATAGACCTGTTGCATCTTAAGCCACGGCTCTTCAGTCATACGCTGCTTCAGGGAGTACAGGAACTCCTTGGCGCGTGTCTGGGTCTGAGAGATGATGACAATGCGGATATTGGGGTTAAGGGCAATTTTGTACATTGCGTAGTTAACCGTCATTGTGGTTGATTTAGCGTGTTCGGGTGGCACGTTAATTAAAAGCCTACGGCGGTTGCCCTGCTCAAACGTCATCGAAGGGTGTTGCCACGTCGGGTCACGACCCTCAAGAACGTCAATCCAGTTTTGCTGATGAGGGAATACCTCGGTGTTCAAGAACTCTCTGGAGAACGTGGCAAAATCTATTTTATGTTTATTCTCACCTAGTGAGGCGGCGATGGCATCTGACCCAAAGTTAGAAGCTTCCTCGACCTGTGCCGCGAATTCCCCATCTAGGAGCCAAGATCTAAGGGCGGTTTTTTTCTTCCCCACAGCAGCAAG